TAAAGCTAGAAGTCAGTAGACGGACGCTATGTCATTAAAAAGACTACCACCCTCCTCAAGTTTTCCTGTTGATACGAGGCCCCCACCAGTTGACCAAATTGCATTAAAATATGCACGGAAATGGTTCGGAGATGGCCCTGTCGACAAAGCAATTGGTTCTAAACATAGAGCTGTTGCTAGTAACGAGGCGATTATGGATAATATTAGGGGTTTTGATCGTAGATATGCTCCTAGGATAACTGACCCCGTTTGGGAGTCTATCCTACAAAGGGTGTATGAAGAGATCAAACCGAATGAATTAATCATTCCCTATACAACAGGTGGAGCGTTGAAAGATCCCGACTTTCCAATGAAGAAGTCACCAGGTTTACCCTGGAAATTGGAAGGTTACGGTACAAAAGGGGATGTCTGTGCGATTCCAGAAAACATAAATAAAATCAAAGAACCATGGTATAAAGTAGGCAGAGGATATCATACGTCAATGCCTGATTGTATGGTATACTACAGGTCACATATTTGTGATACTGAAGAAAATAAAATTCGAGCTGTTTGGGGATACCCTCTAGAGGTTTTTACTGAAGAGGCTAGATTTGTATATCCTTTTCTCCAACACTTGAAGACCACACCAGAAGACTATCCAATAGCATATGGATTAGAAATGATAAATGGTGGTATGGCCTACCTTGAAGAAGCTTGGCAACAAACAAGAGCCAAGTTTGCTATAATGTTAGATTGGAGTAGTTTCGACCAATCTATTCCTCCATGGCTTATTAGAGATGCGTTCTCTATCTTAGAAAGGTGTTTTGACTTTTCTCATGTTCTTGCCTCTGATGGTAAGATATTTCCAGTGGATCCAGACAAAACTCATAGACGATGGAAGAGATTAATTTCTTATTTCATCAATACACCCTTCAGAATGCCAACGGGAGAAAGATTCCTTAAGAGCGGAGGTGTACCCTCTGGCTCGGGCTTCACAAACTTAATTGACAGTATTGTCAATATATTAGTAGTAAGATACATAACATATCACAACCTAGGAGAGCTACCTTTACATGATATGGCTCTCGGAGATGACAGTGTAGTTTACACCAATGGTCATCCATCATTAGAAAGAATGAGTGAACTCGCTCAGGAATGGTTTGGTATGACAATAAATATGAGAAAATCTTACGTTACAAGATGCGCTAGGAACATTCAATTCCTAGGGTATTATAATGAATATGGCATGCCTTTTAGAGACGTGCAATTCTTGATAGCCTCATGGATCTTTCCAGAACGATTCCAAACACCAGATCCAGCATTTACAGCTATAAGAGGTCTTGGTCAACTATGGTCTACAATGAATTCAACAGCTGCAGTGTTTTGGCACTACGCAGTTTCAGATATAATTTCAGATTATAATCTACCATCTAATTGGATTGAAGATATTAGAGAGAAGTATCCTAATGTATTAAAATTTTTATCTCTCTATGGAATTACAAAAATTTCACTTCCAGAAATAGATGCTAGAGCTTCAGTATTTGAAGTTACTCCAAGGATAAAACCTTTACGATATCCTAAGAGAAGAGACCTAGATATACGGAGTTGTTATCAACGCGGTCGAGATGTCGTTCCGCTACGCGATTAATCAAAATCAATATATACGACTGGAAGGGCGTTAACCT